GAGTATTTTACAGTAAGTACTTCAGATGGGGTATTGGTAATTCCAATCAAAGTAAAGGACAATAAAGTCAGTTTTATATTAACTAAACAATATAGAGTTGCGTCTGGTATAGATAGTATAGAATTTCCTAAAGGTCTAATGGATTGTGGCGAGGCACCAGAGGCAGCGGCGGCGCGCGAGTTGTTAGAAGAGACTGGATTTAAAGCAAATTGGATTAAATTCTTTTATTCTATGCACTCATTGCCATCCAGCCCTAATAAATTATTTGTATATCTTGCACTAATCACTGACGAAACGCCAGTAACACAAGAATTAGACGAACTCGAAAAGGCTGCGGAATTACATACGATCGAGGTTACAGCAGATGATTTACTTAAAATGATAAAAACAAACGAAATTACAGATGGCCAGTCCTTGGCTGCTCTCACAACTGTTATGTTACAGACAGGTGCTGCTGCGCAATACCTGGAAACCATAGGAGGATAGATATAAATATGAGAAAGTTTGATCCAGCAAATAGAAAGTCATTTAATTCTGGTGGTAAAAAGGATTTTAAACAACGTAGATTTAAAAGGCAAGATCGTACTGGCGGAAATCAAGGCACCGTAGTCTATCTAAGAGAAGGTGAGAGTTCTGACAGCTTAATACGTAGGTTCAAAAAGATCGTAGAGATTGCAGGTATAATGAAAGAATTAAAGCGTAGAGAGTATTACCTAAGTCCAGCTCAAAAAAAGAAAGAGAAGCGCAAGAAGGCTGCTAAAAGGGCTCGCAAAGAGGCTAAAAGAGGACAGTTTAATTCCCCAGATCGAGAGTGAGTGATGGCAACTAAAAAGAAAACGACGCGTCGCAAAAGAGCTAGAAGGTATTATGACCTTCATGAAGGACGTAATATAATGATATCTGGTGAAATTTGCGACGAGATGGCGCCAGATTTAATTACGTCTATTCTTTTGATGGCCAAAGAAGACCCAGGCGAGGAAGTTCGACTTTTTATAAACACTTACGGTGGTGATTTAAATGTGATGTTTGCTATTCATGATGTTATCAGATCAATTCCATGCCCGATACACACTATTGGCATGGGTCATGTTATGTCTGCTGGAACTTTACTACTGGCCTGTGGCCAAAGACGCTCTATTTATGAGCATACTATCGTCATGATGCACGAGCCGATATTTTCAGTTGATGAATTGAGAATAGATTCCATGAAAAAGGAGTTGGCTATAAACAAGGTTATGAGAGATAAAATGATGGCACTTTTAGCAAAGTACATGGGTATGGACGTAAAACAGCTAGAGGAAGATCTTGCTAGCGGAGATAAATATTTCACAGCCGAAGAGGCAGTAAAGTACGGTTTAGCAGATGATGTTATTAAAATATACAAGAGTTAGTTTGTTAGTTTGTTTTCTATTCTGTAGTCTCACACATGCTGCCACATATTATAACAGATGTGATCATAAATACCAAATACAAAATATAGACATTTGCTCTGAAAAAGTGCTTTCAGATACTGATTTGACGTCATTGTCAGCAAAGTATCGCAAGGCACTTTTTCTATTTCCAGATTTTATAAACAGATATGGCTATTCGCTTGACAGGATTAGTATTAAGCTTACCATATATTTGATGCCACATGATACTCTGAATGATGATAGGTTGTTTACCAGGCCAGCTGGAGTACAGCTTCACGGAAGGTATCGTGATAATATAGGCAAGATGTATATATCATACGATGCGTTATCAACAGACAATACTGACTTTATACATGAGTTGGCGCACTATTTTAACAATAATATTAAGATGCTTGACGATGATCAAAATGAGAAGATCTCTTTACAATTTGAACAATACTACCTTGATAATTCATGAAGGCAAGATTAATATTAGGATGCCATGGCAGAATGCAATATGGCTACATAATGTGCTCAGGTACCATAAATATGGTGCTTGATTTTTCCAATTTGCCGCCAGATAAAGAGGTGATATTTGAATATCTGGATGGTCACTGCAAGTTGTTTGATAAGGTCACAAATGATACTAATAAAGTAAATAATATAATACAATATCTATCTAGACAAGGATTGTTGCCAGCACACGTAGAACAAAATATTTATGAGTACATAAGCATGCACAAGAAGTGCGGGTTCTATATGTATGTGGAGCCAGTGGAGTGAATATGAATGATAGAACTAGAAATCGTGCGGGCGCTGGAAAGATACCAGGGCCCCCGCCAAAAGATGTTACAAAATCATCTGTTATAGATGAGAGTGCCAAGCTTAAAAAGCTAGAGGAGTCTAGAAGGCAACTGTTCGAGCTGATTTCTAAGTTCCGCACTTATATGAGTGACACTACTCTTCCAGAGAATAAGACAGCAACGGCAAAAGAAATAGAAAGTGCAGTTGCTCTTGATGTCACTAAAACAGCTTGGGATCTCAATTTTCAAAATTTAGATGAGGGCACGATGACATTGATGAGCTTATTGCTACATTCTCTATTGTTGACTCGTGATGAGCTAAATAAACTTAAGTTTCAAAATGCGTATTTAGCAAAACAAGTCTCTAGTTTAAAACAACAGGTCTCGTCGCCCGCCGTAACGGGTAAGTCTCCTGATGAACCAAAAAAATGAATGGCCTCTTTCTTTAGAGGAGATGCAGAACGTAGCCAAACCATTAGCCTCAACGCTTTCATTTGTAGGGCTAGCAAGTAAGCATTGTAAAAAAATAGAAAGCATAGCATCTGCTACGTTTACACACAGGTGTATTTGTCCTAACCCATTCCACAAGAATGGATCTGAAAGGTCGCCATCTTTTTATTTCTCAGATAGGGATAAGTTTTACAAGTGCTTCGGATGCAATATCTCTGGAGACATATTTGATTTTATAACTCTGACAGAGGGTATTCCATGGCACGATATTGTTACAGATTTAATAAGCAATGGGAGTGTGACACTAGAGTCGTTACAAGAGGCCAATAACGGAATATCTGAAATAGAGTTGGCCAATTTCCAGTTTGATCTCAATATAGATTTGTCACATCATATTAGAAAATACCTGGCGACTAGACGGGACACGCCATATTATGAAAAAGAATGCAGGTGGGCGGATCATATTTTTAAGCGCATAGATGAGACTTTTGCAAAATTAGCAAATTCTGATTTTGAGCAAACTAAGGCTTTTCATTCACAGATTTTAATGGAATTGCATCGTAGAGAAATTTTATACAAAGACGAACAGGAAACAAGATGAAGATAGCTATCATAGGAGATGTCCATTTTGGTGCCAATTACAGCCTTGGTCAAAAAGACAGTGTGACTGGATTAAATACGCGATTAAAAGATTATTCAAAGACCCTTGAGCGTACTATTGATGAGATTGTATCAGATGGTTGCGAAGAGATTGTCTTTACAGGAGATATATTTGAAACTAGACACCCATCTGTTGTTCAACAAAAATTATTCTCTCAAAATTTAGCTTATGCTCTCAGTCAGGGTATTAAAAGCATAGATATCGTAATTGGCAATCATGATCAACAACGAGTTCATGATGCCAATACCTTGTCTTATTTACAAGAGCTTAATCTTCATAATATAAAAGTACACGAAGACATTGCTTGGCGCAAATTAGAAAAAAATGGCGTAGTAGTAGCTAATCTAATTTTTATGCCATATCGCGATCGTAAGTGGATAGGTGATGATACTTATTACGATGCAATTGCAAAGATCAAATCATCATTTACATATATTCTTGGAGAAATTGACAATCAGGCTCCAAAGATAGTGATAGGGCATTTTGCAATAGAAGGCACAATGTTTGCAGAAGAATATGCAGAGCTATATGGAAATAATGAATTATATCTTCCAAAAAGTATGTTCAATGAAATTGATATTACTATCATGGGACATGTTCATACTCCATATGTTTTGTCTGATGAGCCATATATTGCATATGTGGGTTCCATGGAGAAGCGAGGAGCATTTGAAAATCATAAAAAGAAGTATGCTATTATAGATTTGCAAAATAAGCGGGTGGAATATAAGGACGAGCCCTGTCGTGATATCTATGAACTTAAACTAGACTTAAGCTCTCAAATATACGCCGATGAGCTGATGAGCAAAGTTACTAAAGAGATAGATAAATTTGCACAATCAACTGATTTAAAAGATAGCATAATTAAAATAAGCATATTTATTTTAGCAGAAGACTCTAGGTTCTTAGAGCCCAAGCATCTGGAGGAGTATGTCAAAGACAAGTATAAGGTGGAATACTGCACTCCGATTAAGCCCCTGCTATTTTCACCCAGACAGGCTCGCGATGCCCATATTACAGAGCACTCATCAGATGAAGAGGCGTTTGCCAGATTTGTTAAAAACACTATGTCAGAATATGAATTCATTGATGATATCATAGGTACGGGCTTAGATATAATAAGATTGAGGAAATAAGATATGATGCCTATCAAATTAGAACTAGAAAACTTCATGTCGCACTCTAAGTCGATTCTTGATTTTAATTTCAACTCAGCTTTAATTTCTGGTGAGAACGGCGCTGGCAAGAGTACAATCCTAGAGGCTATTGGCTTCTGTTTGTTTGGAAAGTCGAGACAAAAATCAGTAGCCGACGTGGTTAAGAGAGGTACCTCTCAGTGCAAGGTCACCTTTCAATTTAAGCACGATGATAAGGTTTATAAAATCATACGCAGTAAGCACGCCAAGCATGGGTCACTAGATGATGTATCATTCTACGAACTAATGCCAGATGGCTCAGAGCGCCAAATTCAGGGAGATACTAATACAGAGATTAATGATAAAATCAAGCAAATAATAAGATCAAACTATGAAGTGTTTTCAAATACATCGTATTTTATGCAAAATACGTTTTTTGAATTTGTGAATGGCACATCGTCTTCTAGACAAAAATTGGTCTCTTCACTCTTAAATCTTGAGCGATGGGACGAGTACATGGAAGAGGCTAATGCCAAGCTCAAAGACATTACGAAAGAGCTTGATGTTTTAAATTTAAGGTTAGATGACTTTAAAGATACAGAGCTTGATATTGAATTGGCAGAGAAAAGGCTACAAGATGCCAATGTAAAATTAAAAGAATATGCTTCTAGTGAGGAGGTTCTTAAACAAACTGTGCAGGCGTTGGAAATTAAGATAGCTAACATGGCTACTAAAGATATGGCACTGGCCTCTTATCATGAAGCCAAATCGAAATTAGACACTTTAAATACTAAGCTTGTACAAATAAAGTCGCAGCTTGCTGAGAAAGATAGGCTTGCCACATCATTGACTCAGGATATAGCAACTGGCATTGCACAAATGGCAGATATCGATCTTCAAATAAATAATCTGTCAGAAATATTATCACTTAAAGGCTCTTATGATATAGAAGATATGGAAAAGAGGCTTATCAAGGGAAAGACAAAATTTGACATACTATCGTCTCAAATATATAATATTCAGCATAATGACATATGTCAAGCATGTGACAATGTTATTGGAGATGAACATATTAAGCGCTCTAAGCTTGAGGCTAAAAAAGCAGAGCTTGCAGATCTGAGTGAAAAGATATCTAGAGCACAAGCTATACTTGATAAGACACGAGCCACAGATGCTAAGATTAAAAAGGCAGAACTTGAGGTGGAAAAGTATATAGCTAGAAAACGTAAGATTGAAATATCTAATGAGACAAGCGAGATTAAGCGTCAATCTGTTTGTAATGAAATTGATCTACTTAAAAAATCTCAAGTTGATATAGAGGACCAGGTAGCGGCTGTCAACAAGGTAATTTCTCAAATACAAGCAATTACAGAATCAGAGAATATGGACTCTATAAAAGACCAGCTTGTCAAAAGAAAGAAAGAGTTGTCATATGTCTCTAGCGAAAAAGATGCTGCAATTTCAGAAGTAGGATATACCAAGCAGAAACTGGAACAGTTAAAAAAAGATTTGATTAAAAAGAAGGAGGCTTTAGCCAAGCAAGTTGACATTAAAAAGGCTGTCTACGTATATAGCAGTTTAGTTAGAGCATTTAGCAGAAATGGAATTCAAGCAGTTATAATCGATAATGTTATTGAGGAGTTAGCAAAAGTTACAAATGATTACTTGAACGAATTTTCTAGTACGCCAATGTATGTTAATTTTATTACACAAAAGAAGGATACAAAGGGATCATGGAAGGAAACACTTGATCTTGAAATAGTAACCCAGTCTGGAGTATCATCTTTTGAATCTCTTAGCGGCGGCGAAAGATTTAGAGTAACCTTTGCAATAAGACTGGCTTTAAATGTTTTACAGACCCGTCGCATGGGCGGAGAAACGCAATTATTATTATTAGATGAAGTGTCCTCCAGTCTTGATAAGTCTGGATTAGAAGTTTTTGCATCCATAATTAAAAAGTTAGAAAAATCTATGAAGATACTTGTAATAACTCACGATGATAATCTCAAAGATGTTTTTGACAACATTGTGTTGGTAGGCAAGACTGGTCATGATAGTTTTATCAGTCAATAATCATCTATCAATTAACCTCGCTATATGTGGTTATCAAACACTTATGAGAGCGAGGCTATGTTGTACAATACTAATTACAAGATTGAAGAGGCTGAAAAACTCAGAACACTTGAAATAATAGATGCATTAGGATTCAACTCTGCACTCGACGCTGCATACAACAAGGCATTAAAAATACTTGAAAAAAATCCTGATGTAGCCTCTGCGAATATTTGGTTAGCGTGGAGCTACAATCTTAATAATGATGGTAAAAATGTGGCAAGCGGCGAACAGAAAGAGATGCTCTATTCGCTAGCAAAATTTTATAGAAAATTGGCTCACAAGATTTATTGGTACCAGCGACGCAAAGGTAGCATTGGCTACATTAAGGACTTTATTCAGGAGGTCTAAAGGTGTCAGTAGTAACGTTAACATTTGTTGGTAGAGGGCACGAGAAAGTTGCTGGCATACCAGAATTTGTAGAAATAATATCTGGTGTTGCAGCTACGATTTACTATACTTTAGATGGTTCTCTGCCAACACCACTCTCCACACTTTATAGTGGTCCAGTACAAATGCCAACAGACGTTAGTAGTGTGGTGCTTAGTGCAGTAGGTTATTATTTTGATGGTTATGGATTAGTCCCTACCACAGTGTTGTCTAATCGCTATGGACCAGATTGGTCTGAATTACGCACAGCCAAATTCCTCACCTTTGATGGCATTACCTATATGTATCCAGGTGGTCTCAATATTCCCTATTGGTACGACTCTTCTGGTGAAGCCTCAGTATTCCTAGATGTTCCTCCAGAAGATCTATCATTTATAGTTTCAGATCGCAACGCCGACGGCTCAGACAGAGACAGCGAAGTAGACTTCGCTAGTGTTCCACCAGAAAAGACAGGAACTAGATTCGATGATAATTTTGACGAATTTAGTTCTGATGATGAAGATACATTTAATCCAGATGCATTGTTTATATTAATTGACGGCACAAAACCACAAGATCCAGCAGATGTTACTCTAATAAATGGCCCACACATGAGTCTTAGAGATCCACGCAGAAATTTCCGTGGTCTCGATTTCTATAGTGTGAATGGTACTAATTATATGAGTGGTAGCATGCTTCGCTATCATATAGATAGGTCAAAAGGAATAATGGCATTCTATTATTTTGATTCAAATAGTAGTAGGTGGGTTAAGTCTATACAGCCACTTGCTAATACCTTAAATACTGTCTCTCCAATACAAGCCAATAGTACTCCTCTGGTATTTAAGTGGAACAATTACGGACGTGTCCAAAATTTCTAAATAAACAACAGAGGATTTAATGAAAAAAGATGAAGAATCAAAAAAGAAGCTGAGGCTTTCAGTCTCAGCTATGAAAACATATGAATCATGTAGAAGAAAATATTACTATCAGTACATTGAAAAATTACCTAGAAAAGATGATTGGGAGCATTTAAAAGTCGGCAACTTTGTTCATGAGGTGTTGGAGCTTTTCCATGATAAGGTAAAAATATCCAACATAGATGTTCCAGGCTGGAAGCCTTTAATTTCAGAGATTTGTAAAGAAAAGCATAAAAAATTTCAGCTTAATGTTGAACAGGCTGGTATAGCCAGAGATATGTTAAAACAGTACCTGGCAGTATTAGAGGAAGATGGCTTACCAAACGTAGTCTCTACCGAAAAGAAGTTCTCAATTACTCTCGATGGCGATGTGCTTATGGTTGGCGTTATTGATCGAGTTGATAATACTGGTCCAGATCAATTCCATCTGGTCGACTATAAAACTGGAAAATCAAAATATTTGGATGAAGTGCAGCTGTTGGTTTATGCCCTATCTATGTTTAGAGAATTTCCCCACCTGAATAGTTTCAAAGCCAGCTATTTGTGCCTAGCAGAAAATTGCAAGCTAATATCTTATAATTTTAGTAAAACGGATGCCTTAAGAGTCGAGCAAAAGATTAAAAAGATTGCCGAGGAAATCAGAACAGATCAAACATGGGATGCTTCACCATCTCCTCTTTGTGCGTATTGTGATTTTACAAATGTATGCACGGCTGTTCCAGATAAGTTCAGGCCGAAAGATGGACTGTTAAAAATAAGTAATGCTAGAAGGGAGTGGGTGTGATGACAATAATACCCTTAGAGCGTGGCATTGACAATGGACGCAAGTGGATCAGGGGACATGTGCCAGTTGGTAAAGATAACTGGGTTTATGTAGATACAATTACAAATACAGGTGTTAATGATATTTGTAAATTATTATCAAAGTTCGTTACCTATCAGGCACTTAAAGTAAAATTCTCATCATTTTCCACCGAAGATACGATGCAGGAGATATACGCTCTAATTATAGAGGCTATTCCCTCATATGAGCTTGGTAAGAACTCAAATATGTTAACATTTTTACAAAATCATATCAAAAATCGTATTATTAATATGTGCAAGTTCTTTTCCGAGTCTCGCAGACGGGCCGTCCACTCGGATGTGACAGTAGTAAAAGCAAGGTGCCCGCAGTGCAAAAATGTTATTAGAACAGAGAAGGCCAGCCTCTATACATGTCCAAAGTGCCAACATACTGGAAATAAGGATTGGAAGGTATATAACACCCCAGTTTTGCCAATTCCATTTAGTGCAATAAAATTGCCTTCTAATAATAGAAGTGCACAAGAACGAGATATTTTAGATTCCATTGCTGAAGGTGATGGCATTTACTCTGTTTTAGGGTACGAAACTACTAATATTGAGAAAATAGTTGAAAACAGGCTAGATTTTGCTAAACTTTATGCTTCGATAGACGAAATGGACCAAAAGATGATTGATATGTTTTTATCTGGTAATGGACACAAGGATGTGGCAAAAGCACTTGGGTTGTCCGAAAAGGCTACTTACGTTAGAGTTGGCAAGATTATAGATAAATTCAAAAAGATGCAGGGGTAATGACATGTTTAAAAGCATTTTTGCTAATAGTCTACACAAAAGACTCTTCAAATTAACAGAAAATTATGGTTGGCTCAGAAAATTTGCAGAGGGTAGCGCCGAGTCTAAACCCTCTTTGGTAGTCAATTTACCAACAATCGGAGAGTTTTTGGCCTCTTTGGCAGTAGAGGGCAATATAGAAACTACTAGCGAAGATGATGAAAAGCAGGCTAAACTAAATCATGCAGTCGCAGTTGCCCTAGATGCATTTTATAAAACCAATCTTGATTTAAGTCAAACCGCTTTTGCTTCTTGGAAATTCGGAGATGTTTCTTCTTCACTGGTTAAGGGACTGAGTTTTTTGGATGCCGACGATTTGAGCGAAATAAAGGCAGCTGCTATTCAAAATGCAGATGACGCCGAAATCAAAGATATCATCAATAACAATGGAAAGTTGGCCGATGCAGTTAAATACGTACTGACTCGCGCCTACTTACATTCTTACACAATCATGGTAGCGCAAAATCCTGCGGTTGCGGTGCTCAATTTGATGCAAACAATAAATGATCAAGATATTCCATTGAGTCTAAATGTCAGCCAAAAGTCTGACGGCAAGATTGTGGCCACAGCTGCTAAAAAGAATGATTCTGATTTTGAAGAGTCAGAGGGCGAATCTGAAAAAGAGGCAAAATTTAAAGTCGATACTGCACGTGGCCCTAGACTCTCTGACTGGATCCGTTCCTTGCGCATTTCTAGAGCACAAACTTTGACCTCATTGCAGCGCGAATTGGAAAAGAAACAGCCTCGTGAAACTGCAGTTTCTACCTATAAAGTTCAATACTTGATTTTATCCAGCCATATTGCACATTTGGAGAATATTGCTACGGCATGGAAAGATTTGGTAAAAAATAATGATGAATATAAGGCTTCTCGCCTTGGTTCTGTTTTTATAATGGATGATCCGCCAATTGGCAATTTATTAAAACAAGATCCATCTAGCATAAATGCTTTGAGCGGATTTTTGCCACCCAGTATATATGAGACATTTGGGTTGAATTCAAGCAAAATATTTGTAAAGAAATGGGATGGCACACTATTCTCATCTTTGGCCAAAGATGACGTTGATGCCGATCTAAGATATGATGAAGGTCTAAAACCAGCATTTGATGAGCTCAGTGCTTTAATGCAAGATGTAATTGCAAACCTGCCAGATTCATCAGAGCTTCGTCTGCTAAAACAAAAATTGATTAAGTACAATTCAACATCAAAAACCATGATGAATAGTATAACTAACTTAATGGATACGGCTGATGATAAAAAATCGCGCGCCCAGCTTTTTAAGCTCATGAGAGAGTTTAAGGATGATATCCAGGCGATCGGCATTATCTTGGTAGATCTTAACAGGATTCATGGATACGATCTTGATCCAGATAAGGTTATGGAGCTTTCAAAGAGCATTGCTGACGCATTGCCACGAGGACGTGAAAATGCGCTTAACTTTATACCATCCGCTGCTTTCATTAAGCAGGTATATTTGCCGTCTGTTACAACCAAGCCAACATTTCATACTGACATGTATGCAGAGGCAATTAGAGACGTGAAGGAGGCTCTGGAATTTGGAGCTAATTCAATACCATCGTTTTCTCCAGCACAACGCGCTGCAATAGTGTCTGCCATGGGCCTTACAATTGCTCAGGCCGAGGCTCTTGCTCGTGAAATTTACAGAGAAGGATTTGCTAGAATTTTAGCAATATTTAGTGCAGTTCCAGAAGAGTCCCTGAAGAATGTTAATGAGACCACCGTATCTAAGATAACGGCAATGTACAATTCTAGTCTCAATACTTTGAAGTCAGATCTGTACTCAAAATTATCATCAAAGATGCCTAAAACAACCACGCCAGAGGTATTTGAACAAATAACTTCAAGTATATGGTCACAATTACCAAAGCTTGGCGGTGGCACAGTGCAAACTGATTTGATCAATATTATTAAACAAATTGGTGGTAGTGCCATTGTGGCTCGTACTGAGGGTGGATCCGCACAAGATTTTAATGATGTGTATAGCAAAGCTTTCATTAAGCGTCAGAAACCAGAAAGTGATAGTCTACAGGGCTCTGCTTTACATGCCGTAGAGCGTCTAACAAGTGATTATTTTTACAAATTTTATGACGAACATGCCAAGAAGCATGATGCGTGGAAAGATAGCTACAGCTCTCTTGACGCTGGCGAAGAGGCACAGGAAGTGCGTAAGGACCTGATAAGAACTCACTATGACAATATTTTAAAATCAAATATATTAGACAAATTAGGCTTAAAAATGCCACGTGGCGGCACTTTGGTTGATCATCAAAATCCAGTTAACCCTAAAAAAGATGAGGCGCGGCAACAGTACCTGGCCAATGTTCAAAAATTCCTAAATCAGCACAAAACCCTAGACTCATTGTATTCTAAGATAGATGCCCTCGATGCGGATATATCGGTGGAATCTATCCTGGTATACATAGGTGTAGAGTTGATCGAGGCTTTTGAACCAGAGCTTATCCTGCACTTGGCAAATAGCTATCCTAAGGTAGTTATTCGCGGTGTGGAAACGGGTTTTGGCTATTCGGAAAAAGGCGCCGAAGATGAAGCTGCTGGTATGTATGGTTCCAATACAGTTGGTACATTGACATATCGCGATCTTAATTCTAATATTCCTAGCATAGAATATGCAAGAGCATTTATAGACAAGTTTAAGCAAGACTTGAGATTTAATTCAAGAGCAATTGGTCAGTTGCACCCATATACTCCAGGCGGTATGATTGCTGATATTTATTATATGGAAGAGCGTATTAGCAAACTACCAAATGAAAATGCTAAGGCAAGAAGAGCTGCTGATATTAATCGTTTCCGTACAGACCCACTTTCATTGCTAGGCTACATGAAGAAGCGTTTGTCCGATAGCTACGGAAAAGCAATTTATGATAGAAATAATGATCAGCTTAATAGGATGTTGATAAATGCTGCCAAAAACAATGATAGGCCAGATATTGCTAAAAACATGAAGCAGTTTATGCAGAAGGTTGGGGCGTTCGCTGATCCAGAGTGGAGTATTAAAAGTGCTGGCTCTAAGGCAAATTACCGTTATATAGAAGGCGTGGGTGACTCGGCCAGCGTTCACTTACAACGTGCATTTAATCGTGTAGGTCAAATTTCGGCACTCGCAAACAATTACGATACTATATTTGTAGTTTATAAATCATATTTTGACAATAGAAAAGAAGAGCTGTTAAGAATAAAAGATAAAGATGGTAGATCTATTTGGAAAGATTATATTATACCATTTGATCTTAGTAGGGAAGAGGAAACTAACCGCCCATTTACTGGTAGGCTGCAAGAGCTTGCAAATTTAGCTGCAACAGCAGTGGTAGATAAGATGAAGCCAGCCACAGAGGAAGCTGGCAGTGTTGAGCAAGATGAGCCAACGGCTGGTGATATTTCTTTGGAAGACACTGATACGGTATCACTACTTATTACTGATAGAAAGTCTGCAATGGAGGCCATAGATTCTCTTAAAACTTCCATTATAAGTGATGTAGACAAGTCTCTAATAAAAGGTATAGTTTCAAATCTTGGAAGAAAAGATCCTAAGGTTTATTCAAATTCTGCCGTATTTATGAAGATGCTGATTGAAGCGATTCGTAAAGAAAGTGCTATCGGTAACAGAGATGAGATAGCTTCGTATTTTGAAAATTATGTTTCAATTGTTGCAGAGCAAGCCAAGGTTACAGCACCTGTAATTAAGGCAATTCAAGCTCAAGAAGAAGTCTCGGGCTTAGCAGACATAACGTCTCTGAAGCTAAAGGGAGAAGGACTTATTCGCACAAGTATTCCAACTGGTTATTCTAATATGGAATATTTAAAACAAAAATTACAATATACCATAGACAGTGTAGATTACTGGATGCAAGATTATCAGGACGCATCTCTGAAATACGATCTTGATGATTATCCTGCAACAATCAAAGCGGTTGTTGGTGGGGCAGGTAAGAATTTTGATCAGTTTAAAGCAGAGTTTGATAGACTAACTGACAGCCAAAAGAAAATGTTTAATATATCTACTTTTGGAGCATACGTTGCTTATTACAGATTATATGTTGAAGCAAAGCCTATTATCGAAGCAGAGGAGTCATATCCAGATTTTGTAGAATTTTTGGAAATGCAGGACGAATATCTGCAAAACTTCCCTCAGCTCGGTGAGAAGCTGCAAGAATATATTGATAAATATAAGAGTGTTAGTCTTGCAATGTTCAAAGAAGCAACCGACCTTGTATTAATGAAACCAAAAATAGATGCTGTAAAAAACAACTTTGTTCAGAAACTAAATGAGTTAGACAAGGTAGCCTTAATGGATCCTGCCTCTGCTGCAGCCAAACAAGCTGCGGAAAAGTGGAAGAGCGATATGCAAGAGGCAGTGCAGCGTCACAAGAAGGAGTTAGGAGCATCCGAATTCGAAAACCTCCCTCTTTCTGATACTAACGTTGTTGTTGAAGAGCCAATCGATGTGTCACAAGAAGACTTGGAAGAAGTTACCACTGAAGATGTTAAGGAGGTTCAAGAAACCACGCCAGAAGCATCTAGTCAATTTGATGGCATTAAGTCAATTGCGAAAAATCTAGCTGAAATGGCATCTAACGATCAGCTTATTGACTGGTTAGATGTTAATGCGCCATCTCAAAAGAGTGAAATAATTGGAAATATTTCAAATTTAGCAGATACTCTGTCTAAGTTGAACGAATCATCATTTGAGAGTATTGATAAGTTACCACGTTTTGAGCAATCAATTGGAGAAGTGGTATCAAAAGTACGTTCAAATTTTTCATTATTACCACAAATATTTTCTGACAAGTACATGAAGCGTCTTATTGAAATTTCATCTAAGACACTTGGTGTTAATTTGTCTGAAATGCCACTGTCGTTCAAAGCTCCTCAGCCAACGGTTGAGGCGCCACCGACTAAGCCGACTGTAAATATCGATCAGTTTAAGAGCGCGCTTACTACGCTTGCTGAAAAAGTGCGCGCCGTGGAGGGCAATATCAATGATATGACTGCGTCTCAGGATATGTTGGAGCAACTTACTGGCAATAGTCTGTCAGCAGAGCAAGCGACTGCTATTATAAGCAATACAAAAACGTTGCTTGAATATCTCTCATCATTGACAGAAAATGATTTTACTGATCAAAATGGTGTTGATAGCTTAGTTAAACAATTAATTGTACCACTGGCAAATAGAAATGATCAAGATTTTATTAAGTTCTTTGAGCCAGATAAGTTTATTAAGCTCTTCGATGCTGTTAAGAGCAAGTTCGGTATCACCAAGCAGGCATCACAAAAAATATCAAATACGTCGTCCATCAATAAAGTCGCCGTCTATAACATTTCAACAATCGACGATGCGGACGACGGATATTATTTCTGAATTGTCCTCAGCAAGTAAAGAGGTTAATATATGCAAGTATTGCTAGAACAGCAAGATGACTCTAATGTCATATTGGATATCACTATCCCTAGAGGAGAGGTTGATAAAGAAATTGATACAATAGCAGGTCAGCTTAAAGAACGAGTTCAGATCAATGGTTTTAGAAAGGGCGCGGCTCCAGTAGAGCTTGTTAAGCGTCAATTTCATGAAGCTTTGCGAGCAGAGGCTTCTACGCGTCTAATTCAAACTGGAGTCATTGAAGGACTTAAGCAGAAAAAACTCAAGAACATTGGCAATCCAGTTCTGGTGGACGAATTTAAAGTATCTGATAAGAAGAGATATCCTGGCAAGTTCAAGCTGGATGGTTCGTTTAACTTCAAAATTGCTGTAATGCTTCCACCAAACATTGAGGTGAAGGATTATCGTGGCGTTGAAGTTGAGGTTGATACTAACAGTTTCAGCAAGTGGTTTACAAAACAAATTAGAAAACAACAGTTGTTATTTGGAGACAAGTCTACTGTTGAGCGTCCAGCTCAAGTTGGCGATCAGGTTATGGTGGACTTTGAAGGATTTATTAATGGAGAGCCGTTGACAGGTGCCAAGGAGGAGAATATATCTCTTATTTTGGGCGAAGAAACACTAATTAAAGAACTAGAAGACGTATTTATTGGACGCACTTCTGGAGAAGAATTTGAGACGACAGTTTCATTTCCAGCTGATTATCAAGCAACGGCTCTTCGTTCTAAAGAAGTGGTATTTAAGTGTAAGATAAAAGAAGTGGTAGAACTTAAGCCACATGAACTTAACGAATCTTTTGCTGCACTATTGTCATTTGACTCTGTCGATGCAATGATGGCAAACTATCAAAAGAAGTGGGAAGAGCAATACAACCCCGTAGTTAAAACACAGATTTTTGGAGCCATCATGGACAAACTAATTGCGGCGGTTCCGTTTGAAGCACCACAGTCATGGGTCGAGCAAGAACTGCGTTTGGTCGCCTCGCGGCTGCAGATGCGCGTACAAGACGTTGTGAATAACCCGTCTCTGCGCGCTCAGCTCCTGCCTATAGCTGAGAAGACGGTCAAGTCAGCGTACATCTTGGATAAAATTTATGAAAAAGAAGAGTCCATCAGAGTTACGCCAGAAGAGGTTGCTGCTGCTGCCTCTGGCGCTGCTGCACAGCAGGGAATCTCAACTTCTGAGTTTCTAGAGCGGCTTCGTGAACAAGGAATGTATGAGGGTTTTATCACACAATGTGAGCACAAAAAAGTGATGGAATTTTTGGTAAATAGTGCTGTTGTTAAGGAGAAAGCATGAGCAAGGTAACAAAGAGTGTAGTATTGCCAGTTGTAGGTTTTTTTGTAAGAGAGTACAAGTCTGTACAAAGTACCAAGGAAGATGATCCAGGCAAGGTAAGAATAATTTTAGAAGCCAATAAGGAAGATATTAAGACAGTAGAGGGTCATAATGTTGGCGATGTTCTTGCTGCCCTTAATTTGCACCAGGAGGCTGTCGAGCCAGTTGCCATGCAAGTTAGGTTTATTGTAGAAGAAGAAGCATGATTGGAGAGTGAGCACGCTCCACGTTTTATTATGAGCATGGTCAAATTTTATGATGTTATAGAACTTACTAAGGTTACGTCCTGCTCATCTTGCTCGACCTTTATTTACACACTGCCATTTCCAGTGGATGTAGAGGTCGAGCAATCTTTTTTACCCATCGGGACATTAAAATACGATCTTAGTAAATACAGAATAGTAAAAATAGATAATGATAACATGCAAATTTCTGGAAGAATAGGCACCAACAAAATAACAGTGAAGTTTAAACAGGATGTTGCAACTAATAAGAATTTATTTGAGTTACACTTAGCAGCGTATGCTGAAATTAAAACTGGATTAAAAATAGAGGTAAATTAATGTTAGGCTTTGCTAATCTTCACTCGCACACTTGCTACTCTCAGTTAGATGCTATAATTCGTGTAAATCAACTATTTAAACGCGCCAAAGAATTGGGACAGACCGCAATTGCAGTCACTGATCATGGTGTTATGTCTGGCATCTACGAAGCATACAAAGCTTCAAAAGCTACTGGCGTAAAGCTTATCCCTGGTAATGAGATATATTTTGTTGAAGATCTAAATGATGAAAAGTCGAAGCGCCGCCATCTGGTGCTCTTGGCCGCAAATTATCATGGATACAAAAATCTTCTTAAAATTACTGCAGTAGGATTTCAGCACGCAACTGTAGTTATGGGCAAGGAATATCCGCGTGTTGATGAGAGTATCTTAAGACAATATAGCGAAGGATTATTTGCAACGTCTGCTTGTGGTGGCTCCATAATTGCAAATAGTATTTTCCACAATGACATGGGAAAGGCCAAGCAATATGCATTGATATTCAAGGATATTTTTGGAGATCGTTTTTTTATCGAGTTGCAGCCGCACAATCTTACTCGCACAGATAAGAAGACTGGCATAACATTTGATCAAAGACTTTTAAATCATAAGCTCAAGGAGATTGCGGAGGAGCTAAATATTCAAATGGTTGCTACATGCGACTCTCATTACTTAACACCTAAGCATGAAAAGTATCACGATATGGTACTAGCAATTAGTGATAAGAAGCCATTAGACGATTTAACAAGACACAGATATGCAACATACATGTCTTGTGCATTATGCGAGGGGACTAGTAAGTATCCGAAGGACAGTGACAAGTTATGTATTTCGTGTGCAGGCACTGGGATTGGCAGAATTTTGCCATGTCCAGAGTTTTATGTTAAGAGCGAAGAAGAGATTAAGGCTTTTTTCAAGAAAGAGTATGGCGAGGAGTTCGCCAATCGTCTTATAATCAATACTGCCAAAATAGCTGCTATTTGTGAAGAGCCCAAGTATCTTGAGCCGACCGTCGATCGCCTACCACGATTTGATTGGAGCCATATATCAAAATGTGATGATGCAAAGGACTTTGAAAGCTGGCTAGCATCTAAGCCAAATATGCAGGCAATAAGAGAAGAAAATGCATATCTTAGGTATAAAGTTTGGAAGGTATTTACGCAATATACCAAAGATTTTCCAGTAGAAACAAAAAAAATATATTGGGATCGCCTACTCTATGAAATTGATATTTTGGAAAGTAGAAATTTCTGTTCATACATGCTGATTGTAGCAGACTTTATTGATTGGGCTCGTAAAAACAAAATCGATGTCGGCCCAGGCAGAGGATCTTGCGCTGGATGCTTGGTAGCATTCTTCTTAGGCATTCATACAGTAGATTCTATTAAGTACGGGCTATTGTTTGAGCGTTTCCATAATAAGGAAAAGAAGAGCCTGCCAGATATTGATACAGACTTCTCTCCAAGAGGCCGCGAGCGCGTAGTGGAGTATGTTAGACAAAAGTACGGTCCTCGCCACGTGGCCTATATTTCTAACATTAATACGATTACTCCAAAGGTTGCAATTTCAGATATTGCCAGATCATTAAATATTGGCGGCGATAAGAGCACAGCATTTAAGTTAGCCAAAGAGATTACGGCAGATATTCCAGACAAAGTAACTGAAGATGATACCGTCATCGATATCGATACTATGGATAGGGCGCTTAAATACTCCAAAAAACTCAAAACTTTTGTACAGGAATATCCAGAGCTATTGGATTATGCAAACGAGATCGTAGGATTGCCTCGTGCCATGTCCACTCATGCTGCAGGTGTAATTATTTCAGATATTCCTCTGGATGATTATGTTCCACTTAGAACAGACAAGGATGGCCGCGTAGCCGTGGCCTACGACAAGGATACCTGTGAAGAAGTAAAGCTTGTTAAAATAGATTTTCTAGGATTGGATACATTAGACATATTGCGAGACGCATATGAGATGGCCAAAAATATTGGATTAAACATTCCAGATCCAGATCATATTCCAGAATATGACGAACTTACATTTAAATTGATACGATCTGGTCGTGTAGTAGGATGTTTTCAATTAGAGGGCACAACACTCGCACCTCTGTGTAAACCATTGCAACCAAATAGCATAGAGGACATTGCACTTATCAATGCACTAGGTCGTCCAGGTGTATCTAAAGCTGAGCGTCAAGAATTCATTGAACGCAAAGCTGGTCGCAAACCAGTCACATATCAACATCCATTGTTATCATCTATTTTGAAACATACTTATGGAATCAAGGTTTATGAGGAGGACATGTTACATATTGCAGCAGCGGTTGCAGGATGGGATCGTTCCAAAGCAGATAGTCTTCGTAAAATCGCTAAATTGAAAGAGAAGGGTTTAGAGTTACAGAAAAAGACTGGCGCAGAATTTATCAAGGATTCAATGGTATTTAGTAAAATCTCTCAAGAAGAAGCGGAGATGATTTGGCATGATGTTATTTTGCCATTCGGTAAATATGGATTCAATAAAAGTATGCCCAAATCTACTAAGATAAAAGTATTAAACAAAGGCGATATAGAGATTGCCAATGTGCTACCTGGGGATGTGGTGGTAACGATAAATTCACAGGGCCAATCAGTGGAGTCCGAGGTGGTAGCGCTTCATGATCATGGTGAAGTGCCAATGTGGGAACTGGAGTTTGATGATGGAACCATTGAAAGATGCAGTCTTGACCACAAGTGGCTCACCGAATACGGTCAACAGCCAGTCTGGAGAATCATGCAAAACGACCTGGAGATCTTCGGGCTCACAAAAGATAGCTGTAAATCAAAAAATATGCCTGGGGTGCCGAGAGGATTAGGGGGTAGTGGATTTTGTTCGCGAAGAATTAATGATCGCTATCGAAATCGACGGCCCGCAACACTTCTCTCCAATATATGGGGAGGATACGTACAAGCGAGTGGTAGAAAGGGATCTGCCTCTGAACAGCGAAATAATACGCCACAAAAAACTGGCTCTGATCAGGCTAGATTATTACAACTTCAAATACTCAGGCGAGCTTATGAGCATGAGTTTAGAAAACCTTTTAAAGCTAGTATTAAATGCGACACTAGGAATCTTAAAGGCAGGAAAATTATACGAGCAGAATATCTAGGATTTATGCAAGCCTATGACTTAGAAATAGATCATCCAGAACATAATTTCGTATTATCATCTGGATTGTGCTCATCTAATTCGCATGCTATCGCATATTCAATAAATAGTTATCGCACGGCGTACTATAAAGCGCACGCTACAGCTCCTTTGCTTTGTGCCAAGCTCAATGCCGAGACTCGCAAGAGCACTAGCACAGAAGCTGATATAGAAGATATTAAAAAGGATGCAAAAAGTTTCAATATACAAATAAAACCATGTGATATTAATTTGAGCAAAGATCTATATAGCATTTCTGATAAGAAAACTATAGTTACTGGATTACTTGCTATCAAGGGCCTGGGCGACAAGGCTTTGGCCAATATTATTGCAAATCAGCCATACGCATCATTTGAAGATTTCCTTTACAGAACATCGTCTAGTGCTGTAAACAAAACGGCCATTCAAGCTTTGGCCAAGGCAGGTGCTTTTGATTGCCTCGGTATTGGTAGAAAATACGCAAGCGAGAATTATGAGACCATTCGCAAGGAACTAAGCAAATATATTAAAAAATTGAGCGATGATTATTTTGAAATGGGTAATAGAGATAGACCGTTCAGCAACTACCTGGATGACTTTAAGTCATCTACTTCTGAGCACAAGCTTGACGAGTGGGATCTTAAGGACAGGCTATCATTTGAAAAAGAAGTTCTTGGCACATATTTGTCTGGCTCTGTAGAGCAACTATTCCCAGGATTCTTTAAGGGCGGGACATACAGTCAATCATTTTCTAGAGTAAAACAAATGATGAGTAACACGTCAATATCTTTAGAGGGTGTAGTTACTAGCTGTAAAGAGCTCGTAATCAAAAAAAGTGGTAAAAATGCGGGTCGTAAATTTGGAAAGCTAACTTTTGAAAATTCCATAGGTGAGTCCATAGAGGTGACTGTGTGGCCAGATCAGTATGATAAACTAATTAAGTATTTCGATAAAGTCGTACCACTAAGAGGCACCTTTGTTGTAAATGAATATAATTCTGAAAAATCATTGGTGCTCAATAGTGTCGAGCGAATAGGAGTTTGATAATGCAGTGCATATCTTGTACAACAGAGGTTTCACCTAATTTTGTGGCAGCGATAGCTGAAAATAAATGCCCAGCCTGTGGCAAGCAACTAATGGATGCTGGTGACTATAAAAAAATATTTGCTTTAAAAAAACTCTTGTCGACTCTTAGTTTAGGACTTAATGATCCTACATTGATAAAGTTAGCCGCAGCCATTAGTTCAAAATTTGAATTGTGGCCAAAGGACTCTACAATTCCAACGACTGAGCCTGTTACTGCATCGACTGGTCCATTGCCGTCGGCACCCGTGGCACCGCAAGAGATTGCAGCAGACCCAGCCCTATTGCAGCGTCAAAAACAGCAAATGATCAATAAGCTGTCCAAAGCTATGGATGTGGCCGCATCGCAGTCTATAGAGGTTCACGAATTAGATGAGCACGTTACAGACATTGATGGTGACGATAATTTGTCAACCGCAGACAAAATGCAGCTGATGAAAGAGTATGGGTTACTTAATGACGCGTCTAGCGTAAATGTAGATGCTGCTATGTCTACACAGATGGCTCAAGAGTTAGCTGATCTTATGTCATCCGAAGCATTTCCAATAGAGGAGAATGCTGCCGAGGCAGATAGAATGGCAAGAGCACGAGGTCTTAAAGATCAGATTAGAGCAGCCAAAATTGGTGAAAATAATAAGTTCGGTATTAAGCCAGTAACTAGATTAGGATGATATGAAAAAGGTGATGTATAAGAATATACTTCTTTTTATGTCGGACAATGATAAGCAATATTTGGACAAGCTGCTTGCATCACATCCAACGCTATCTGTGAATTTATCTTCTGTATTAGAGACGGATGATGATGGATTTATAGTGTTCTTCAAACCTAGCGATAAAATGACATGGTCATCAGTGTTTTTTATTCAAAATTTAATGATAATGCAGAGAATGTTCGTAATAGATGAGTTAAGAAGGCAAAAGAAAATATGACCTCACTAAGTACTAAAAAAGCACACGTTCTCTCTTCGATCGAAGAGATGGTGCGATCAAGCCTTGGTTTAGATCCGAGCACCGAAATCATTGAGCAAATTGTAGAAGTCGCCCGTGAACTTCCAGATAATGCTAACGCAATCAGTCCGTCTCATGCAGAGTACCTGGCAGGTAGATTCCTCAAGGGACTTGCTCTTTGCAACGAACTGTGCGCTCTCGCGACTGGCTACGAGCTTAAGAGTGATATTCTAAGAAAGAAGGCGCATGGTGATGCGTTTATAATTAGGTCAAAATCTAAGGGACTTAAGACTGCCAAGGAAATGGAAGCGTATGCTAACACGGACGACCTCTATGTCGAGGCTGCCGAGAAGCATGCTGAGGCCAAAATGCTTCGAGTGTTGGTTGAAAATATTCGCAGTGATTTTGAAAAAGCTCATTATTTAATGAGAAGAATCTCTGAGAGAGATGTGGAAAATGATTATAGAAAGCAAGAAACATTATCCGATACTTCTGATGAATCTGGAGAGCAGGATGGGTGGGCAGGCTTTCTAGCAGAAGATGGCAATACTACAAAAAACAAAAGAACGCCTTGGTAAAGTGTCCTCAGTACACAAAGTATAAGGCAAAACAAACAGGAGAAAAATATGACACAGACTTCATTCGGACAAACATCGTGGGATAATGCACCATCTGGTGGCGGTGGTCGCGACGACTTCCTTAATATTAATAAAGATGGTCAATACACTGTAAGAGTTCTCAGTGATCCGTTTACTTATTCAGTTCACTGGGTAGAAGATCAAAACAAGCAGATCCGTAAAGTTAATTGCGCGGGCCGAGGATGCATTCTTTGTAAAGAAGCTGCTGCTGGTGTCCCAGGGGCTGCAAAGGCACAGGTTCGTTACTTGCTTGAGGTTTTGAGCCGTGATACAAATAAGTGTCACTTGATCGAATTTGGTCCACAGGTATTCAATGGTATTAGAGCATTGGTTGGAAGCAAGCACTGGGGAGATCCAAAGACATATGACTTGTTAATTGATCGTAACAAGTCTCGTCCACCATCTGGCATCTATCAGGTTATGCCTGTAGGCAAGACAGAGCTGTCTCTAGAAGATAGGGCTTCGATCAAAGAATTCATGGAGCGTATCGATCTGTCATCATTCGTACAGCCATCTACAAACGAATCTATTCTTAAAAAGCTCGGGCGTGATGGCGCAGGTGCACCAGCCGACGGTTCGTGGTCACGTCCAGGTACAACCGCCGTCTCAGAAGCGGTCAAGCAAGCTGCAGACGATACAGCGTTTGATTTCTGATAATTAAAGCACAGATTTAGAGAACGGTTGTACATTAGATGCAACCGTTCTCTAATTGTTTTTTTTGTAGGTGGCCTGATGATTAAACTTATTAAACGGAAGCTGTCAGATCTAAATATTCGCGTCAGAATGAGCGTTATAAAAAAGCAACTTTTAAAATCTAAGTACAAGGTTGCCGATACTGACATGATGTCAAACTCCTTTCTTATAGATTTAGATGGTGATCTGAGCGTATTACTAACAGTAGATAAGGATTTTGCACAAATATTGCGTCTAGAGACTTCAATTATTTTTGATGGAGATATTCTTAATCTTAAAACCTATAGTGATATAGCAAATATATTTTATGCAGCAGACATGCCAGTTACTGGAATTTATCCGTATGGCTCGGGCAAGGTTAAATTTTATGTAAATAGAACAATACCATTCTCGGAGGTGTACTACCTACCACGTATCCTATCAGATTTACGTGAAGGCATCTCACTTTGTGAAAAGTATCTTCAGCTAAGGGATGATAGAACAAAGCATCCAATGATTGACATATCTATGTTTAGCGATATAGATCCAAATGGATTTAATCCCAAAGACCTTGGTGAAAAGAAGGACTTTATATTTGGTGACTGGAAGACGTTTATAAGTGCTGTTGTAAAATCACACGAAGATGGAGACCTTAGTTCTGATCAGGCTGAGTTGATGTTATTAGAACTTAAAGCATGTGAGTCTTTTGAAGAAAAAAATAAACTAATGCTATCTGAGGTGGGAGATGTTGTGTGGCAAGAATTATTGTCCTATCAAAATCTCCATAATAATTCAACTGATGATAAAACATACATAAACTAGTTGTATATCAAGCAGATGAATGTAATTTTATCTCTCGATATATCTTCCGTCTCTACTGGCTGGTCAGTATATACTGATAATAGTTTAACTGCTTATGGTGTTATTAAATTAAAATCTAAAACGAAGCATCATGGAGAAAAGCTACTTCAGCTTGAAAATTCCATTGTGGAATTAGTAAACAAGTATAGGCCGACAATATTTTCATTTGAAGATATTTGGAAGGGCCCGTCTATAAAAACATACAAGATATTGGCACTATATCATGGAATTGCATATAAGGCATGCTTTGTACATTTTAGGCAAGATCCCATAGTTCTGATGCCATCAAATTTGCGCAAAATTCTAGCAGCAAAGACAACGCTTGTTCTGTCTGGCAAGAAAGAGCAGGATAAAAAAGATGTCTTTGCATTTATGAAAACTCGCTACGGACTAAGTGATTTTGAATTTGAAAAGCATAATGACATCACAGATGCTATGGCTGTAGGTTTAGCAACGTATTTATTATTAGAGGAACACAATGGATCCATACAGAGTATTAGAGATAGCACCAGGGTCGTCAAAAGAAGAGATAAAAAAGGCGTTCAAAAAACTGGCGTTGAAGTACCATCCAGACCGAAATCAAGGAAACGCCGAGGCAGAGGAAAAGTTCAAGCAGATCAATCAAGCATACCAAATGCTGACTGATGATAATCCGAAATCTTCGGGCGCGGGACATAATCCTCAAGACTTTTCAAACGTTTGGAAAAACGTTGGTTTTGATCCGTTTTTAAATATAGACGAGATATTTAGAGCAGCAGGCATGGGTGCGAATCGTCGCTCACAGCCCCGCCGAAATACTCATAGAGTGCACGCCGTGCTGTCTTTTAAAGAAGCTTGCTTAGGCACAGATAAAACATTTAAAATAAAATCCAATAAGAAGTGCGTGGGCTGCAATGGTGTGGGAGCTGCAGAAGAGGATTGTATTAAATGTGAAGAGTGCAATGGAATGGGAACTGTGGCTGGGAAGCATCACAATATAGTTATATCTAAAACCTGCAATAAGTGCAATGGACGCGGTATTAAATTTACCAAGTCATGCCAAGAATGTCATGGTTTGGGTAATATACAAAGCATTTCAGATCATACTGTATCGATACCATCCTGTGTTGATACTGGAAGCACCTGTACAGTAAAAGTTTCTGATATGGATACTCTTTTAATAGATATTAGTGTGATGCCAGATCCAAGCTTCACTAGGGTTGGCACCGACGTTCACAGTATTCAAAAAGTATCTCTGAAAGATGTGCTTTTAGGCTGTAAGTTAAATGTCACTACTATTCATGGTGAGAAAGTTATAAACATTAAAGAGTGCATAAATCCTAATCTAAAGATTAGGCTGCGCGATTGCGGAGCCAAGGATCCAGTAAACAATACATTAGGAAGTCACATTTTAACGCTAGAAGTTCAATATCCTGAAAAATTGACGGATGAACAGAGAGATAAAATAAAAGAGGTACTATTATGAGTGAAAATACAGCAAATATTTGGGCAAAATTAAACAAAGAATTGGGCGGAGATATTTTATTCAGAGCCAGCGAGGCTTTGAAGTTAAATTGGGAGGTTGTTGATTACCCCTCTCCATCACTAGGCAGCGCAGTTGGTATTTGGGGCATCCCGCTTAATGGGAAGATAACTCAATTTCATGGACCAGAGAACTGTGGAAAAACATTCTTGGCCATGTTAATGGCTAAAGAAACTCTGGATAAATATCCAAAATCAGAAGTTGTTTGGATAGATTCAGAACTGTCTTTTAATAAAGACTGGGCACGCAAAATTGGTCTTGATATAAGCCGCGTAGTAATTATCAATACAAATAATGCTGTTGAAATATTCACCACTCTCTGTGGAAAGTTTAATGACAAGGCAAAGAAAGTCGTGCCAGGCGTGCTTGATCTAGTAGCTAGTGGTCAGCTTAATGTTAAACTAATCGTATTAGACTCTATTGCTCAGCTAGTTCCTCCGTCAGAGGAAGGTCGCAAGCTAGAGGACTTTGAAATGGCAGCGCTAGCAAGATTTCTTCCAAAAGCTTTACGCCAGTTAAAGCCAATGTTGGCAAAGGCCAATGCTGGTATGATTTGCATAAACCAATTGAGAGATAGTATGACGCCAAATTCTCAGCCAAGCTACAGTGGTGGTCGTGCTTACAGATACAATCTTGACTTTGCAATTAAGCTTCACCCTTCTACCAAGGAAGAGAATATCTTAAGGGATGCGCGCGGTGACAAGGTGGGTCATATGATCATTGCCACTGTAGAGAAATCTCGTGGTGGAATTAACAAACACCAAGCGGAGTTTTTCTTGGATTTTACTAAAGGCGTTGTTCGTCAAGGTGAAGAGTTAGCAAAACTCGGTGCCGCATACGGAGTTATAGAGCGTCCTAACCTCCAAAGCTGGAAATATGGCGAAACGATAGTTCGTGGCAAAGACAACTTTTTTGATATGCTAGATAATGATGCTGTGTTGCGTTCTGAGATTTTAGAAAAAATAAAAGAACGCAAGGCTGCAGGTATAGAGATCACCATGGAACTGAGCGACGAGGCCGCCGAACAGGCTGCTAAATCAACTGACTTTTCCGACGATGGTGAAGAGGACAGCACTAGCGATGATTGATCGCGTATAATGGAGTATAAAATGGGAATGTTATTAACATGTTCAAACAAAGATTGCTTTGCTCAGGATTATCACAAACTTGATAAGGACAGTGGAGATGTGCTATGTGTTGCTTGTGGCAATCCAGTCGATGTTACACAATATATTAAGACATCTCTCTTGGCTCAAGGACAAATTATGCGTAAGCCAAAACCCTCCATTGAAATGAAGTGCTCCTCCTGTGGTTCGTCGGAGGGGCCTGTCCTACTTAAATATAGCAAGACCTTATTCAAGGTTGGCTGTAAAGCATGTAAAGAAGTAAATGTGCATCTTACAAAATACTTCTTGAGCGCTTTGAAGATAAAGCCAGATATTGAAGTTATAGACATGACATCAGTTAAGCCTGAATGCGGCGAAGGTGTGGAGCCTATATCAAAAAGTGCTGAAGGCGCAGTAATTGTCAATAAGCCAATAACCGTATCTACTAAGCCAGCTGAAATACAGCAGAATAAGACTGAAAATAAAGTAGAGCCAAAAATTTCAACCCCGTCCGCTTCTTTTGATGGATTGGTAGACGATGGGGATTCTGATGTTTCTCAAGGTCGTCCTAAAATCACAGTATCCAAAAAAGACAAAGGAGCGGCTGCTAAAAAAGCAGAGTTGCTAAGACAAAGATTTGTTGATGAAAAAACTGGCGATGTCTCTGAGGATTTAAAAGCAAGTATCAGAATAGATAATATATGATGGTTGAAATTACAGAAGAAGAAAAGCGACTTGGTATTGCTAAGTTAATAAATTTATGTCATGCCAATCTATTTGTTGGGAATAATAACCCAGTCTTAAAGTATCTGCACAAACGCGGCATTAGTGATGCTACAATTAATAAGTTTAAAATAGGTAGTTTTCCCGATGATTGTGAGCTAGTTGCCAGATTTATGGGCAGAAAGGTGGCTTTTAAGACTGGAATAATATCAAAAGGTGATGATGGCTATTTAACTTCCAAATTTTTGGTACACAGACTGATAATTCCTATTTATAATGAATTCGGTCAAGACATAGCTATTATTGGTAGGTGCTTATATCCTGAAACTAAGCGTACCGAGTTGGGCTTAGCAAAATATATTAATACTTCATTTAAGAAGGGTAATTGTCTATATGGTCTTAATTTTACTAGAGACAGCATCCGTAAGCATAATAAGGTGTATATAGTAGAGGGAAATTTTGATGTTATCACTGCTTTCCAGAATGGAATGAGAAACGTGGTAGCTACAAGTGGAACGATGCTTACTAGACAACAGCTAGTCATATTAGCTAGGTATACAGATAATATAAAATTAATGTTCGATAATGATGAAGCGGGGCAGATATCATCCGAAAAAGTACTTAAAAAATACACAAACTTAGGCCTCAATATAGAAAAGGCCAATTTACCGCAAGACGTAAAAGATTTAGACGAATACTTTTTGAAATACAAAATAAATACTGATAATTAATAGTTATATTTGTAAGCCGTGCAATTTGGATTTTAAATGAGCAATTGTGGTATTTATAAAATAGAGAACTTTATTAATGGTCATTTTTATATTGGCTCCGCTATAAATTTGCCCAGAAGAAAATGGACTCACTTTTCACAGTTGCGCACTAATACGCACAAAAATCAACATTTACAAAGAGCATTTACTAAATACGGGGAGGAAGCATTCAGATTTATCCCCGTATTGTTTTGTGATAAAGACAACCTATTATTCTATGAGCAACTGTGCATCGATGGTTTAAAACCAGTGTATAATATAGCTAAAGTTGCTGGCGCCTCAATGCGAGGACTCAAACGAACTCCTGAGTCACTTGCTAAAGCATCAGCCAAACTTAAAGGACGCAAGTTCTCTGAGGAACACAAGGCTAAAATATCAGCAGCTCATGTGGGCAAAATTCAGGGTCCACATAGTGAAGAACATAAAAAGAAAATAGGCGATAAGAATAGAGGACGAAAACATACCGCAGCATCTATTGAAAAGATGCGTATGGTCCAATCAGGCAAAATTATCTCCAAAGAACAAAGAATTAAAAATGGAACAATACATTCAAAAGCAGTGGAGCGAATCGATCCTGTCACGGGTGAGATGAAAGAGTACAGCTCCATCACCTCTGCTGCTAAAGAAAACTTTAATATATCCAATGTTGCGAGATGCTGTAAAGGTGAGCGCAAAATACACAAAGGATATTATTGGGCGTATATTAATACGAACAATTGAAGGAAATGGTGATTTATCGCTAAGTCAGATTCGGTCCAGTACCAATATCGGGAAGTATTAATTGACCCATCAATTCTATCTACTCTTTCATCTCTAAGCACAGAGGATGACTTGTCCGCTGAAGCTAAGGATGAATTGTTAGAGCTAACTGAACAGCTCATATTTAAAATAAAAGATATAATAGACAATAAGCTCACAAAACGCCAAAGCGAAGTAGTGAAGCTTATTTTTTTTGAGCAAAAGACACAGATGGAAGTAGCATACTTACTCGGATTATGTCAAACTACTATACATAAGCTTATTCATGGAAACTTAGATTATTCTAATGGTGGTAAGCGATATGGCGGCGCAGTTAAGAAGATCCGCAAGCTTTGTCAAAAAGATCCAGAAATACAACAGATCATGGCTCGTATAGATTGCTTGCGCAGAGATCTGTGAGTTAAATATATCAATATGTAAATATGTAAAGATACATCTTCTATCAATATTTTCTGATTTAGTTTGAAGATTCAGGGCTCTGGAGGCAATGCATGTCTAGTTTTAATTGGTCGGTCGTAGACAAAGCCGTTAATAAGAAGCGAGTTGTTTACGAATTTGATGAAGTTAAGCATCTTTTTAAAAAGGTAGCTTTTGACGTTTATAAGCCAGTAACTGGCTCAGATCAACTTTGGGAATTACGAGATGGTGACGATGGCAAGAAGTATTTGTTTGCACTATACGAAGAGGGGCAGGATATTGTGGCCGAAGCTTCTGCTAAAGAATGGTATGCCACCCCAGACTCTCAAGGCTTGAATATTACATTAAGCTACAAACAGATTCCAGTTGCTAGATTTGCATCTGCTGAGTGTGGGTTCACACCAGAAGAGGCTGGCGAGTTTGCCGCATTTATAGAAAAGAAGGCTACTAACAAAGACTTTGTAAGAGAGATGCTAAAGCATCTTCCTGAGGCTAAAAGAATTGCCCTGATACGCCTCATGGGTGACAAAGGAGAATGATAAATGTCAACCAAACCTTCTGATATTCAAGAGTTGGCCAAGCTAGCAGAGCTGGCCCAATCATTGCTTGATGGAAAAGAATATTTAATAGGCACAGTCGCAGATCGTTTGCACCGTGCTGCTGCCAAGTACCCTCATGACCAGGCTATTCGAGCCATGCAAAATGTGTTCGACCGTCGCATTGCCAAAGAAGGTGGGTTGGTTATTGTTTCTCAAAAAGATATCCAGGCACTGTATGATCAAGTTTCAAACCTAGGAAGCGCTGTGAAATTTGAAGAGGAGTTGGGCGATCTTCTCATAGAAAACCGCAGACAAAGCAATGCTTCTTATAATGATAAATATGTTAATTCTATTAGAGACAGCGGCACATCGGTTGAGCTAGTTGACCGCGAATCTGTTGCAGAATTAGAAGGTGTATTTGCGGGTCCAGGCGACAAGGCTGCTCAATCAAAATTTGTAGAGAGCGGACGAAAAGGCGTTGAAATGGAGCTTGATTCCATGGGCTTTATAAATCCGAACGTTGAGATTGCGGCTCGTGATGAAAATTTCGTAGTTTATGCCGCAGAGATTGACACCAGACATGGCAAGATCCCACTTCTTATTCCAGCAGAAATCAAGCTTGGTAGCGTGTTGCTACCAAGCGTATTTGTATCTGATAATGAATTTTTAGATCTAACTGCTCAGAATATAAAAACCCACATCAATAAAGCTATTGGTGGATCAATTAAGTTTGCCACACCTACTACGGTTTTAAACACATTGAATAAACTGGCAAATTCTTCAGAGATTTCAAAGCAAGCTTCTGATAATGGTCTAGATGGAGTTATTCCTGAGGGCCCAGGCTTCTACAGAGATTTTGTTGAAGAGGAACCACACGAATTAATGTCAATTCAAGCTAAACAAGTTCCGATGCCAGAAGAATTGCGTGGTCTTTCAGATAGCATGATTAAGGAAACGCTACTTGAGGCTGGGCTTTCATTTGATCGCAACACAGTTTTGGCTGCCAAGTCAATGCTAGCGGCCGAGTTGAAAGGCTACGGAGTAGCACACGATAAGATCGCTGTAGCTTCAGAATATCCAGGCGGAATTATCCTTGCTGTAAATATTGTTGGCAAAGGTGGTAAAAAGGCCATCGAAGTACCAATAGAAATTGTATCTGGACAGATCTTGTTACCAACAACATTTGTTTCTGGTGCAACTGCTAAGAGTTTTGATGGTCAGACACTCAAATCTTTTGCAAATAATAATGAGGGCTCATTTGATGCCACGTTGTCAGATAAATATGACATGTCATTTAAAGACCTCTATAGTTCCACTCTAACTAGTGCGGCACGTGGAAATTTTGTAGATGTTGAAGAATCACTCGCTGTTATAGCTGAGAAGTTTGGACCAGAATTTCACAAGGTTGCTTTTTCAGATTTGATGCAATTGGTTGACATTGGTTTTAATCAACCTGTTGAAAAACCTTTGGACGAGGTAGAGCGATATATTCAGTCAGCTGCCGAGAACATTCGTCACAAAGAGGCAGATATCAATATGAGTAAGAGCCTTATCTATCTATATCCAGAAGATTGAGTATTAATATGAATGTTGATAACTTAGTTGAGATTGCAAATTGGCTAGATCAGCATGCTGCTAGCAACGCCGCAGTAGATTCTAAAGCACTTTCTATGGCAGCTAATGCAATAGATATGGCAATTCAAGAAGTAACAGCTTCAGAGGATCCATTTTCTGATGCAATAAAATGCATGATTGTTTATGCCAACATTTTGGACGCTGATGGTCACATCAAGGCAGCCAGCGCATTGGATGCGGTTTTACAAACAATAAATAATAAATTTGCAAAAACAGCAGCTACCAGAGAAGAGCTGTACGACTCTAAAGAAAATAATAAGGCGACTTTGTTCAACTCGCTTCTTGCAGAAGTAGAGAATGTAGAACCTATATACGATGGCCTGCAAGGGACTGCTACTACTTTGGCTACTAGAAACTCTCCTGATCATCCAGGCGTTATGATGCTTAGACTCTCTGATGGAGTGTATCAAGACGTGATGAGCAAGAAAGTCTATGATTTTAACAAGGGCTGGATAGACGAAAAAGGTGTAAAACATCCAGGAGGCAGTGTTTCAAACCAGACCCCGATCTATAATCAGTATCTATACTTCCCTCAGATTTTTGAGAGTAGGCACCTAACAAGCCGACCTAAGTAAAGAAAAGGGCCTGAAAACAGGCCCTTTTAAGTTTTGTGGATAATAAACATGGCACCTAAATCGAAAATTTTAAATCATCCAGATAAAGACGAGATCATAAAACTCCTATCCGAAGGCACGCCTGTGCGTAAAGTTGCGGATATGTTAGAGGAGAGATATCCCAAAAAGCACCAGGCTCATTTGAGAATATCTTTTCCAACGCTTCAAGAATTTAAAACTGCTCATCTTAACCTAAAGGGAAAGATAGCCAGCGATGTTCAAAAGGAGCAAACCAGAGTTTCTAAGGAGTGGTTGCAGCACGAGGAAATCAAAAATGATCTTGAAAAAAACAGTGCCTATAAAGAGGCTATAAACAAAATAGCTAATAGCGAACTAGATGCCAGGCGCGAAATATTAAAAATATTCTCATTAGTAGAAAATAGATTAGAAGTATTATATAATAAAGCAAGCAGTAAAGAGGTTATTCGTCCAGATGAAGAGAAGCTTTTACAGAGTTATATAGATCAACTGATGAAGGTAATGGATCAATACAAAAAATACATAGATGGATTCAAAGAAACAACTGAACATAATATAAATATTACCATTGCTACCAGTCAGGTTAATCTATTAAGAGAGGCTATTAGAGAGACGCTTGCAGATTGTGACCCTGCACTTGCTGTTAAGTTTATGGAAAAGATATATAGCAAAATGCGTCAGTTAGATTATGAGGGCAGCAACCCACAAAATGCAGCCTTTTTAAATAGCGCTTTGGGCGTAACGGTTGATGATGACAGCATCTATGATGTAGACGAGGTAGAAGATGTCTAGTGATATAGAAAAAATAATCTCAGAGATGGGTGGCACAAACCTTATTAACAAATATATGATGGATTATGTTAACAAGGTTTGTGCAAAAGGTATGGATGATGAAATGTGTCGGGAGGCTGTAGATGATGCCATCAAAGCCTCTGCAATGGGCGTGGCTACTGACGCTGATTTTAAAACATTCTTCTACATCGATCATTTCGTTGAGCTTGAAGCGGGCGAGATCACAGGCACTATGTCAGACGCTGATAAAGAGCAACTAAAAAGCTTTATGTTCTCAAAAAGACATGATGTAGATTATTCTAATTTGAACACATATCGTGCAATTGTTTTAAAATGGCTTGATTCTAAGCGTATGAATAAAGCGGCATATCACAATAAAGGTGCCGAGCCATTTGTGTATGATCGTTATAATTTAGACAAATGGAAGCAACTAGCCCTTGAGATTAACAAACTGCTTGCTATTGGCAGGACTCGTGACGAGGCGCTAGCAACTATGGCTAAAAGTCTAAAGTCACAAGAGCAGGAAGATTTCAAAGCATGGTATGGTTTTAATTTTGGTGACAATAGGCGTCTTTATAATATTAATGATAAGATCAGAGATATGAGCAGGAGTGCAAAAGTGAACGATTCTAGATTAATTAAAGTGGCCAGCATATTTGAGGAAGGAACTGGGTACTGGGCCGTAGAGCTGCCTAAACCAAAGCCTGAGATTATTTCAGATAAGTCTAGTGGGCCATCTGTAGCTGACACCATCGTGCGTGATCAAAAGGCTGCAGATGTCAATACAGTTAAAACTAAGATGATAAACAGGACATTTGCTATTGACAAGCTGCTAGAAAAATATCGTAATGTTTTGAGTGATGAGCAGATTGATCAAATCGAAGATGCTCTTAATGTTTTGCGTAAAAAAATTCGCAAACTTAAGCTAGCTAACACTATAAATGATACTATGATAAAAACAGCCTCTGTTTTACGTAATAATAAATTTGATGAGGGTGCAGAGGTACTGCTTAAGTTGGCTACGCCTCCAACCGATGCTGTGGTGGAAAAGACTGACAACAAGCCAGATAGGCCATCTGCCTCAAAATATGAGCGCAGTATTGATGAATTAAAGAAAGAAGATCTTAGACCAATTTTGGATAAGCTATATGATGTTAGCGTTAGGTTGAAGAGAAGAAATATCGTCAGAGAAATTGCTGGTATAGATCTCGATCTTTATAACCTAAACGTAGCAAGCTTCTTCCCAGAGTTGACTGATGCTCAGGCCAAACTAATCGAGGCTTTTGGTTATGCTAGCAATAAGATTGAGGATGTTATTCCTAAATTACGTAGCGTAAGTACCGAGCCACCTGCAGAGTATGATGTCTCTGGAGACATTGCTCAAGAAATGGGTAAAGCCGCTCCTACACCCACCGAAAAGCCACCCGCGAAGCCAGTGGCTACAACCGCTCCTGCGCCAGTCCCAGCAGTGAAGCCACAAGGTAAGTAATGAATTTTAAAGAATTGCTTGGTAAAATTCAACAACTAAGTGAAGAAAATGGTCTTGGTACGCCATATATAGTTGGCGGTGTACCCAGAGATGTCACTTTGAAACATAAAATTGAATTTAATGACTTTGATATAACCACTGGCAATAAGGATGTTTCAAAATTAGCACGTCTTTTTGCTGACAGTGTCGGAACATCTGCTAGAAAATTGCGAGATGGCCATTACCAAGTCATTGCATGTGGTATAAAGTTCGACTTTTCAAGTAATTTTATGTATAAGAATATCGATAAACTACTTGAAGACATTGGTGTCGATGATATTGATGATATTACAAGAGAGACTTATAGTAGAGATTTTACTATAAATACATTATTAATGACACTTGATATGAAAAATATTATAGATATTACTAAAAGAGGCTTTAGCGATATACAAGACGGTATAATTGATTGTCCACTAGACTGTGATTTATCATTTAAGAGCTCTCCAAACAGAATATTAAGAGCATTTTATTATAAAGCTAAATTTAATTTTAAATTTTCAGATGGTGTTGAAAACTCAATTTCAAAAAACTTAGATCTTTTGCCGCGTATACATCCTAGATATGGTGGAGAGATATTGAACTCCATTCTTAAAGAAGATCCTAAAATAATTCATGAGCTAGTGGAACGTGGTGTTCTGCACAGATTGCCGCTCACCAAGTATGTAACCAGAGTGTTATTGGAAAATAGAAGAATTTTGGATGTATTATGAATCAACTGGAATTTCTAAAAACTATCTACAGTGATCTGCTCACCTTAGGTGCACGGATCAATAATGATTTTTCCACAGATGTTCTCAATAAGATTACTGAGTTACAATTAGACGTAAATTTTATTGAAAAGGCAATGTTGTCAAATAGCAAACATGTATTTGAATCAGTATATATAAAGTATGCTTCTGATTATAATTATGAAAGCGGATTCTTTTTTAAGAAAAACTATGATTTGAGCGAGGGTTGGACTGCATTTTTAGACGCATATCGTGATGGTAAAGTCAAAAGTATTCAAGAGTGGGTAGCGAAACGCAGACGTACTAAAAAACCTAAAAAAAATGCTGCAGTGCGTTGGATGAATCAGGTGTTTACTGACAACAATAAAGAATATAAAATGTCAGATATACACAAGTTTATAAACGATAATAGAATTGCAGTGAGCGAATTGAGTGTAGCAACTTTAGCAGAAACTAATTTAAAACCGTCGCCGCAGGATACTTATACTAGCGGTGATTATCCTGGCTCTCCTAAGTTCATAGAGAGAGTAGATAGGACCAGTCTTACATTTCCCATAATTGTAATCCAATATCCTGATGGAATGTTTATAGCAGATGGTATTCATCGATTGTGGAAAGCGCGCGCCCTCGGTCATAGTATTATAAAGGGTTATGTTATTTCTGAGGATGATCTTCATCAAATACCGTCGACTGACAAGATAGCACAGGCCAGTTTTGTTAGTCCCACAGATTCTTACTGCAATTCAGATGATAATACTGACTATTGGCAGGAATTACTGGATGATGAAGACGACGAAGCTGTAAAAGACTTTATCAAATACGTAAAGGAAATAAGATGTTAAAAAAACTAGCAGTTATTCGGGGCGTTGGTATTAGAGAGTGTCCTTTTGGACTTCCAGTGACATTGGCATGCAAAACAGCTGGCAATGCCATTGACCGCATGCAACCTCTTGAGGAAATTGCGCCAAATAAAAGAGATATTTGCAAAAAGGCTAATAAGAGAATTTTTAGGCACTATGCAGATGGCAAACAATGTCCGTATGCAGACTCTATAATAGATCATAAGAATGTTACAAACTGTGATTACGGAGATAGCGCCGCTGGCTCCCATGAAGTCGCCTTTCCTGCCAGCCCTGTTTATCCCAGAATATTTAATGATCTATGGCCTACTGGCCTATTCGCTTATCCTATTAACTTCTATTCTGATAACTATGAGTCTAGACAGATATTTTCTGGCATATATTCGATTTATTCTCATACTGGCGAAATCAATATTAAAAATGGAATAATTGAGACAGATCCTATATTAATAGAGCTGACCAAAATATAGCAATAAATCTGGTCATAGGTACATGTAACTTTGGTTACGGAGGACTTAATGGAATTTGATAATTTAGAAATTGAGGAAGGTCTTGATGATGTTCAAGTACCTAATTTAGAAGAGTCACTGGAGCTTTCCGAGGACGAGACTGGTGATATGCCGCATGAAACTGTCGATGATTTGGCAGACCTTGTGCTAGAAGACGGCACTACTGACTCTTCGCCTGTGTCATTACCAGTAGTTCTTATTACCCCAGAGCGTGATGTTGAGGAAGAGGAAAAAGAAGAGGTTGAGGCCCCGCGTGAAACTACGTGGGAGCAAGATGGTGATCATGGAAAATTCTTAGTCTATCTTCATAACAAACTTAGTGAGATCCCTCAGCACTCTGGCCAGACTACAGTTGGTTGTGAAAAAGCAATATCTTATTTGAAGAGACTGGATCGTGAAATTAGCAAAGCAATACAAGGCGATGAGAATAATAAAATAGACGAGAATGAAGCCGAAAAGCTCAGAGATATAATTTATGATTATATAGATCAGCTAGAAGGTGCATATGAAGTGCTCATTGAGAAAAAGAAAAAGCGTAAAAAGGCCTCTTTGAAACTAGGCAAGAAGGTGCTTGCTAGATTTAATGATGGTGAAAATGTTCAATATTTCATATCTGTTTCTAACGGATCAGATGAGACTTTATTACCAGTAGAGCTAGATGAGCCTACCCCAGAGCAGGTGCAGGCGTTTATAGATGGACAGAAGCAATCTCTTACTAAAGAGGCTGGCAGCGCTAGAATTGTTTTGGTTGAGGATCCATTTTTGCATGCAATTACCAGAATTCTTATAAATTCCCATGTAACGCATGGTCGCAATATCGAAGAGGTCTATGCTGGACTTAATGATAAGTATAAATTTACTGCACGAGAGGAGCTGAGTATTCAAGAGCTTCTAAATCAGAAGGGCCTATGGTTACAGAAGGATCTTGGTCGTCTTGGAGAGAAAGATGTCAAGCCATTTGATGGTAAGCAGATAGATGTATCTACAGAATACTTCGCCTGAGGTTTACAATGAGTGATAATATTAAGATAAGTGAGCGTGCACTGCGAGAGTTAAAGTTACTTACTGAGAGTAAGGTGTGGCAAGACATTCGTAAAGCGGAGCATGCTAAGAGCTTAAGAGGTGAAGTTACGGCAAATTGGCTAGATAATTTCATGAACCGCATGTATCAAAATGAAATAAACAAACAAGATCACTTGATTAATGCCAAAACTGGCAAACAACATACTGTCGAGAGCATGGTACAAGAATTACGTGAACGAGTTCAACTTGATGCTCTCACTAAGTCTGGTAATTCAACAGA